AGGCTAAGGTCGAGGAGGCACTTGGTGGTCTTGAACGTAAAATCACTAAGTACATCGAGACGCACCAGATTAGGGTAACCATTGGTGAAGCCTTAAAATCTCTGGTGGTCGCAGGTAATGCCCTGCTGTACTTGCCACCTAAAGAGGGTGGAATCAAACTATACAAACTGAACTCCTATGTACTCCAAAGAGATGCACTAGGAAATGTCATCAGGATTGTAGCAGTTGATAAGATTGCGTATGCTGCTCTGCCCCCAGACGTACAAGGTATGGTGTCTAAAGGCTCAGAGGAGATTAAACCTGAGCATGTCTTTGAGATATACACACATGTGTACATGGAGGAAGGCACTTTCTACTCCTACCAAGAGGTAGAAGGAGAGACCATCAGCGGTACTGAGCAGTCATTCCCGAAGGATAAAACTCCATGGATTCCCTTGCGTATGGTTAAGATTGACGGTGAGTCTTACGGACGTTCGTTCGTAGAGGAATACCTAGGTGACCTGAAGTCCCTTGAAGGTCTCTCTAAGGCCATCGTTGAAATCTCTGCAATTTGCGCTAACATTGTCCTCTTAGTGAACCCAAATGGCATCACAAGGGTCTCAAGGTTATCCAAAGCGCAGCCAGGGGAGTACGTCCCAGGACGAGCAGAAGACATCACAGCCCTGCAGCTGGAGAAGCAATATGACCTCCAGGTAGCTAAAGGGACTGCTGATGCCATTGAGGCTCGTCTTTCTTATGTCTTTATGTTGAACTCCGCAGTGCAGCGTCAAGGTGAACGAGTGACAGCTGAAGAGATTCGGTATGTAGCCGGTGAATTGGAGGACACCTTAGGTGGTATCTACTCTATCCTTTCACAGGAACTACAGTTACCTCTAGTTCGCAGGTTGTGTACGCAGCTGCAGTCCCAAGGTCAAATCCCTGACATGCCAGAAGGCACGGTGGAGCCAAGCATCACCACAGGCCTTGAGGCGCTAGGTAGAGGACACGACCTAAACAAACTGTCCATGTTCCTTGATTATGCCATGAAGTTACCAGAGGCTGCTCAGAGACTGAAGATGGATGGCCTATTGACTATGATTGCCACATCCCTTGGCCTGGATACCAGTGGTCTCATTAAGACCGATGAGGAACTCCGGCAGGAAATGGCAGAGGCCCAACAGGCCCAGATGTTACAACAGGCAACACCACATCTTGCTAAAGGTATGGTGGACGCTGTAGTACCTAAACAACAACAAGGAGGACAATGATAATGTCTGATACACCAAATGAAAACCTCTATGGCGAAGGTGCAATTGTAGGTAACCCTGAAGATACCGCTGCAATCCAGGAGCGTGATGTGAGCATCCAGACCTCTGGTTCCAATGTGACCACAGTTAAGATTGGTGGTGCTGAAGGTAAAGACTGCGAACCACAGGTTGACACTAATAAAGCACCAGAGGCCTCTGATTCCACTGAAGGAGATAAGACACCTGAGCAGGTCCTGGAGGCTGATGTCAAGAACCAGCTGGCTGCTGAGAACGACCTCAAGGAAGAACTCAAAGGTAAAGGCGTGGACTTCGATTCGGTAGCCAAGGAGTATGAAAACAGTGGCACCTTAAGTGCTGATACGTTCCAAAAGCTGCAAGATGCTGGCTACTCGAAGGCCGTAGTGGATGCCTATATTGCCGGTATGGAGGCCACTGCAGAACGCTTCGAGCGAACTGTGCATGACTATGTTGGCGGCAAAGAGCAATTCCAGCGGCTGTCTCAATTTGTTGCCTCTCAGGGCCAAGGGACTGTTGATGCATTCAACAAGGTTGTTGGCACTGGTGACCTCATGCAGATCAAGCTGGCCCTTCAAGGGTTCCAAGCGCAGATGTCGCATAAGTATGGCACACAGGGACGGTCCATCATGGGCAGCGGCAATGTTCCGACTGTCTCCGGTTATTCCAATAAGGCTGAAATGGTAACAGCCATGAGTGACCCACGGTACGGAAGAGACCCTGGGTATACTCGCAGTGTCCAAGATAAAACCATGCGTTCTACGTTCCTGTAAACCTTTATGTTTACGACTGATATAAACCTTAAATGATAACGATTTATGGTCTCTGTTGATGTCAAATGTAAATACTAAAGGTTTCATGTAAACGTAAACAATAAATAATTTGTGAAAACGAAAGGATGATTTATTTAATGGCAGATGTAAAAGTAGCACAGTTGGGTTTGGTACAGGGTGGTAGCGATAACCTCCAGATGATGATGAAGGTCTTCGCAGGTGAAATCATTACGGCGTTTGAGCGTTCCTCGGTGACTTTGGGTCGACATATGGTTCGCACTATCACCAGTGGTAAGTCCGCATCGTTTCCGGTATTTGGTCGAGCCAAAGCGGCTTACTTGAAGCCTGGTAAGAACCTGGATGATATCCGCGAGAACATCCCGAACAACGAGCGGTTGATTGTCATTGATGGTCTGTTGACTACCTCGCAGATGATTGCTGATATTGAAGAAGCCATGCTGCACTATGATGTACGCACTGAATACTCTCGTCAAATGGGCGAAGCATTGGCTATCGCTGCTGACTGTGCGGTACTCGCTGAGGCCGCTAAAGAGGCCCTGCATGCTGAGAACATCACCGGCTTGGGTAAAGGTGGGGTAGCCCAACTGAACCTGACCACGGCTGACCAGGGTATCACTGAGGTCATGGGTAAGACAATCGTTAAGGCCCTCCTGGAAATCAAGGCGAAACTCTCGAAGAACCGTGTTCCTAATTCTGACCGTTTCTGCTACATCAAACCGGAAGGCCATGCGGCCCTTGTGCAGTCCCTGGTGGCTATCAACAAGGACTATGGTGCTGTCGCAACGATTACCGAGGCTAACGTCTTGCGTATCGCTGGTTTCGACATCATTGAGACTCCGCACTTGACCGATGGTGGTGTTGATGCTGCAAACGTACTGCAGGGTGAAGGCCATGTGTTCCCTGCTGCCTACAAGGATTCCGCTCTGTTCGTAGTGGCTCATCGGACTACCTGCGGTACCGTCAAGTTGAAAGACCTGGCGCTCGAACAGGCTCGCCGCGCTGAGTACCAGTCGGACATGCTCGTAGCTAAATACGCTATGGGACATGGTGGTCTCCGACCGGAGGCATCCTTCATTGGGATGATTCAGGCTCCTGGTTCGGGTGTGACTTCTGGTCAAGTAACCTTCGCCTAATCGTGTTTCTTAAGGGAGGATACCTTCGGGTGTCTTCCCTTTTTTTTTCCTAAATAATGGAAGGAGGAGAACCTATTGTTATTAACACCTGTAAGCGAATTAGACGCTGTAAATGAAATCATTAGTGCCATGGGTGAGGCACCTGTCAACACCCTGGATGAGGTAAATAATGTGGACGTCATCAACGCCATCAGGATTCTCCGAGGTGTAAACCGTAGGATTCAATCCAAGGCGTGGTCTTTTAATACCATTGATTCCTATACACTGAACCCTGATATCTTCACTAAGCGTATCGCTTGGTCTGACAATTTCTTATTCATCAAAGGTACAGACGGCACTAAGTACACTAAGCGTGGAGACTATGTGCTTAACTTTGACACTCAGTCTGAAATCTTCGATGCAGCCATCACGGTTGAAGCGGTGCTGCTGGTTCCCTTTGAGGACATGCCAGAGGCTGCTCGTAACTATATCACCGCTAAAGCATCAAAGCAGTTCCAGACCAGATACCTTGGGGATGCTGCCTTAACGGAGGAACTTGCACGAGACGAAATGGCTGCTTGGCAAGAACTACAGGAATACGAATTAGACCTCAACAACTACAACGTGCTGCAATTCACTGGTGTCCAGCAGCTACTGCAGAGGTGATTGCTGATGGGCTTATATTCGCAAACCATAAAGAACCTTGTGGCTGGTGTTTCTCAGCAGCCTCCTATCCTACGACACCCTGAGCAGCTGGAGGAGCAGTTCAATGGGATGTCTACTGAGGTTGGAGGTCTCCAAAAGAGGCCACCTACGATTCACGTTAAGACACTGCAGGTTGGCG